CAAGGGTTAAAAGTTTCGAAAAGATTCGTACCTGTTCCCCAACCATATGATTGGATTTTAACAGGACGCGAAAAGAAATTTCCAAGATCTGCATCGTTAGTATCAGCAATGTTAAACGTTTGGTCTGGCATACTATCCACAGTATAATCCCACTGTGGAGTTTGGTCGCTAAAATGAACGTTTTGATGCTGTGATTCTAAATTTTCCTCATTAATAGTTATATTAAATCTATTATTATTATTATTATTCATGTTTGCAAGTCATCATTAACGTAGATGTGGGAGACTCATCCCACATCACGTGTGTCAATCTTGCGTATAGCGAATACTCCCCTAAATAGGGGTACTTTACGAGGAAAGTGCTTCTCTTTGCAAGCCTATACTCAATCCTATGATTGACTAGTTGGATGAGTACGGTCATCCAGTACAAAGAGCCCCCTTTTGGTTTACCGTTGGACATGGTAGGACACGCCCAGAGGGATGCATTTAATGTCTGCCCAAGACGTATTGAAGTTAAGCGTACTTATCCTTCCATTTCTGTAACATATCATCATATGATTCATGAATGATATTGCAGCCATGGGTGATATCAGCACGCTTAGCAACCTCTTTCATTTGCTCTCGCCGTTTTTCATAGACATCCCGTCCATGAGAAAACCATTCACGCAAACCTCCATCAATGTTTTGCATTGCTTGTTGTTCACGTGTGATTGCTTTGGATTTAAGAGTGGCATGGAGACTCTTGAAGATTGAATCTTCATCGAGTGCACCCATAATCATTCCAGTATCCTCGCAATATACATTGGCGCGTTTGAGCAAATCAGCCTCTTCATCTGTCATATAAGGAGTCGGTTCAGACTCCTTATCGGGCATGGTAAATTTCATGTCACGATCTTCTAAGAATTTAGCCACAGCTATGTGATTAAACTCTGGAAAATCTTCGTGAACTGAACTTTTAGCATCGTCGCCATATGTTATGAGCGAACAAATGTCTCGAAATTCAGGTACATTTTCACGATTCTTTG